TGTACACCACCACCAGCAAACATTTGTCTATTGTCACCTATAAAACGACCACCACCTTCGAGTTTTTGTGGACCAGATACATGACTATGTAGTTGTGGGTGACTGTGAGGTTGTTGTTGCATAACTAAGTCTTGCCCAAAGCCACCTGCCTGTGCATAAACTGGTGGTGCAAATGTAGGGAAAGGTGTGTTTAAAGACAGAAGTCCTGGAGCTCCGAGGCTTTCGTTTGTTAAATTAGAGTTAATGCCTCTAGTTTCTAGTAAATCGTTACCTCTGTTGATTCTATCTAACGCAGAAGCGTATTGACTAACAGGTGCATTTGAAGTCACGGAATTAATACTCGAACTAGATCCTCCAGGTAAACTAAGAACACCTGTTGGACTAGAACCTTGTACTGGTGTGTTTGGAATACTTGGACCAGCACTTAAACTACGAGTCATGTACGCAGGAGCACTACCCATACCAGACATTTCGCCTGCAGTTTGTTGATTAATACCTAACGCCATATCACCTGCAGTTTGTAGTGCAAATTGTTCTAATGGGTTAAGTGCTGAGTATGATGGCATAAAGGAGTTAATTGCTCCTGGACCAAATGTTGCTCCACTACTTAATTTTGTAATAATCGATGGATCTAAACCTAAGTTTGTTGCTGCAGTTGCAGCATTTACACCTTTAGCTGTCATTTCTGCTTGTACTAATCTTGCTTGTTCTGCACTTAATCCTGCACTTTGGAAAGTAGCTGTATTACCGAAACCAAAGTTTCTAGCTGCACCAGAACCAAGATTTTGGAAAAACCCACCTATTCCTGGTTGCCCAGTAGCCATTGGCGTCCAATTAGATGATTTAAAAAATGCACCTATTCCTTGTTGTCTTGCTGCTTCTGTTGCTCCACTTAATCCTGCACCTTGTAGTGCATTACTTGCACCATAAGCAATCGCCATGTTTCTTAATATGTTTTCTTTTGGCATTGCCGAAGTTTTTGTTCCTACTCCAGCTCCGATTGATGCACCCATTGGTCCACCTATCATATACCCTACTGTTGCTCCTATAATTGGACCAGCTTTTTTAACAGTTTTTCTTACGCTTTTCCATGTCTTTTTTAGCCAACCTGCTTCGTACAATCCTGTTTCTGGGTTAACAGACATAATTCCTGAACCAACAACATATTGTTCCATCGGAATATCTTCGTTTTCAAAAGCTAGTTGTAGATCTTTCTTAAGTCCAGGATTCTTGGCTAGAATCTCTTCAGGAATAATGGTTTCGCCTGTAGTTGTATGTGTTAGGTTTGTGTCGCCGTTGCGTCCTTGAGCAGCTAAATATTCAGCAACTCCTGTTATACCTTGTCTTGGACTTTGTTCCCTAACCACTACGAAATTAAACCTCTCTTGTGCGTACTGTTATTATTAAGCAGGTTAATTGCTCCACCAGAGAAGCTGCAGTTGTACACTGATACATACAATCATATATAAAAATTCTGGAATAAGAAATAGTAATAATTAATTTAATAAACTCCTTTACTTTTAAAGTAAATGAGTATATGATGGGTGTATAAGTAATTAAGAAAGGAGAATAACTTATGAGAGATAGGCAACGACAAAAGGTTTACGACTGGGAAAACAAATCTAGTTGGAGTGGTAAATGTAAAGATGAACTTAACGAACAACAATGTTTGTTTATTATAAATAGTCTAAACAAAATATATAAAGGTATGCGTGTTTACACTACATTTGTAAACGGTGAAAGAAGAAACGCAACTTGTGGTAATCGTGTCACTAGCCATGAAATAAAACTACCTAGACAATGGGCACTATGTTGGTCAGTTGTTTTACACGAATATGCCCATGCTATATCCGACGACAGGAAGTATAAGGAACGAACTAACCGAGCTATAGAACCACACGGTAAAGAGTTCGTAACAGCGTTCTGCGTGTTGTTACATAAGTTTCATCCTGAACACCCTAGTTATAAAGAACTAAGTCAAAGTTTACGAGACGCAAATGTAGACTTTGAGCATATGGAAAGTTCTAAACTACACAAACAGATTGGTAGAAAAACTATTAAGCTAACTAAGGCTAAGGAAGATAAAAATTATGACTTTAATACAAGTCTACTTAAACTTAGTCCAGAAGGTAAACGAAGACTTTCTGCTGGCGATGGTTTCTATCAACCTAAAACTAAAATGAACAGAGTTCTTTGTGTTCTAGATTACTCTATTATTTTTATACACAAAGATAAACCTATAACCTATAAAAAACTCGAAGCCAGTTTTAATAGATTACCTTATTTTAGCGATCACTATAATAAACTAATACATAAAGTTCTAGACGAACACGGTAAATTAGAACCTAGTTTAGTTAAGTATATGATTAAACAAGGTCTAATCGTAGCTACTTCTACTCAAAACAAGGGGTAGTTTACCCTTAACTCATTATCAAAAACTCCCTGGTGACGATCTGGGGAGTTAGTTTTTAGACTTTAACCCCAAACTTTAACCTTTTTACCACCCCAGTACTCCACAGCGTGTCCTTCTGTTATTAACATAGCACAGATATCTTCACCATCTATAGTATGCGGAATACCTAATATCCTGCCATACTTACCTTTACCCAGAGACTGTACTTGTAGTTCTTTACCACAAAGTTCTATAAGTCTATCTTTTGCTTTTAGTCCTAGTGCTTTTTCGGCAAGGTTTCTAGTTCTGCTTTCTGGTGTATCTATACCTGCTAATCGTACTCGTTGTTTAGTAAGAACTATATCGAAACCGAGATCGATATTTACATCAATCGTATCTCCGTCAATAACTCTATCTAATGTGCAGTTGTAATAAAATGGTTTAGGCATATCGTGTTAACTCAATTGTAATATCTCCATTAGTTTTTACTGAAACATTACCGACAAGTGCTTGAGCTTCATAACCTAATGGATTGGTGGGTGTACCTATGTCAATCCAATAAGTTCCTGTATAAACTTGTAGCACACCAATAGATGTGTTCCAAATCAAACTTCCTGGATCAAAATAGAGTGTGTTTCTTTCAGAAGTTGTTATCTGTCGTGTGTTGTCTGGATTAAACTGACCTAGATTAAGTTCTAATACTCGAACTAATCTATTATATGTGTCAGATTCTACTTGGGGAGAAAAACTAATAGGTAAACGAGTAGGAAGTAGTTTACTCATCTGCGTCCATCAGATTTTACATCCATTCTTGTTGCTCCTAAACGCCAACCTACATTGTCATTACCTGTATTAGCAGCATCGTCGTCTGATTCTAATCTTAGTATTATTTGTCTCGCTCTAGCTCGTATATCTGTTTTTGAAGTACTCGCAGCAATTTGACTTGTACTAGCTGTAGTAAGACTATCTCCTGGGAAATCTCTAGTTTTTAACACTAAATTAACTTTACCACCACTAGTGTTACTTAAAAACTTAATGTCAGGAATAATTCTGTTAATGAACGCAAAACTTTCTCCATCACCTATATCAAAATCACTGCTTTCTATAAACACATTAGTCATAGGACTACCGTCGTTATCATACCCAAACTCTTGTTCATATAAATAATTCCCTGTAGTCGCTCTAGGGTAATTCTCTACACCAGAGTCTAACCACGCTGTTCTATTGAGTTGACCTATAGACCACACCTGTTCTGCATAGTTGTAAACCACATAACGGTCTATATCGTCAGAACTAGCTGAAGGGTAAAACCAACCTACTTCGTTAAACTCACTATTGTTGTATGCGAAAACCTTAAAAGCTTGACCTACATTAAAATCATCAAACACATAACTTAAAACACTACAGGGTATTTTTTGTACTGCTCCATTATAGACATAAAAACTATCATAACCCATCCAGTAAACTCCACTAGAACTACTTATAGCACCTTTAGGACTTATGAGACCACTACCGTCGTTGATTAAATTTAAACCAAATGTGTATGGTGGTCCAATAAATTGCATAGAATACAACGCTGTATCCGTCCAAACTAATACTTCTTGTCTAGCTTTTAACCCACCAATTATTTGACTGCCTTCAGAAAGTCTTAAACTACCTGCTGTGTTAGTTGTAAGAGGTTCAAACTCTAAAGGGTTTTCTTGATCACTAAACGCTATAAGCATAGGATCTACAGAACCTGTTCTTGAACTTCCTACTATTGCATCTGCTCCTAAAACTATTACATGTCTATCTGTTTCACTAACTAAAACTTGTAAACCAACTGTTGGTACTAAATTTGCTCCACTTTGTGTTGATAAGTTATTAGCTCTTGTTGTTATTCCATTAGTCGCATCCCAATAATAGACCCCACCACCTCTTGGGTTGATAAGTAAGTCTTCACCAAAATTATCGTGTGACCAAAGTCTAAGTTGGTTGCCTAAAGCTAAAGCAGTTGTACTTCCCCATGTACTATCTCCCCAAAGACCTACACCCCAACCTGTTGATTGCACATAAATATCTAAACCTGTAGTGACTTGATACGCTCCTACTGTGCTACTACCACCATTACCACTATCCCCTGCTGCTGCCAAAACTGTGTCCCCACTTGTGTCTTTAGCTTCGATTGTGTAAGAATTAGCATTAACAATAGTTGCTATCTCGTATTCTTGGTTTAATACAGCAGCGACAATATTTCCACCTAAACTAGCTGCACCACTATAGGTAACAAAATCACCAACTACTGCTCCATGTGATGTGTCACTTACAGTAATCGTTGCATCACCGTTACCTACTTTAGCAAAAGTTACATCACCAGCACCTGTTGTTGAGCGTACAGGTGTGATATCAGCAAATGTTGTCCCTTCTTCAATATAGTATTTTTTGTTTGTGCCTAACCCTAAAAGTTTTGTACCTGATAAAGTAAGCCAACCGTGTAGAGCTCTACATGTACCTAAAAAAGTATTAAGATTATCTTTTTGCCATCCACCTATTTTTTGTGGTCTACCTGCTTTAAATCTAACTAAGTTAGCATCAAACCACCCACCTTCGTTATCATAGTCTGTACCTTCCCTCATAATTCCAGGTTTAAATACAAACTTACTTAATGGCATACTACACTCCTGTCCAGTCTTTACCTTCAAACAATAAGGCTTCTGCCTCTCTTCTTCGTTTTAATCCTTCCAACACTTTACCACCTGCTTTATTCCAGCGTTTTATTTGTGTAGGAATTTCTTCATAATTTTTTGCGTTTAAAAATTTAAGCATTGTGCTTGATTTTAAATTTGTTGGACCAAGATTGTATGTCCAAGAAACTAATGCATCATACATACATTGTTTTAATTCTACTTCAACTGCGTTTTCTACATGACTACAATACTCTAATAACTCGTGCATTAACATAGAGTCAGCTTCTTCTTTAGTTATGGAGTCACCTTCCTTAACACCTTTTGTGTGCCCATAACCTATTGTCCAAACATCAACAGCATCTTGGTATGCTGTGAGTTCACAACCTTCAAACTTTTTAATTAAAGCTATGCCTTCTTTTGATATGTTCATTCAGTTTCCTCAGAAGTTGTTACTTTCCTATAGTATACTACTACATCTTTTAATTCAGTAATATAGCGTTTAATTTCTTGCATGTTGTAAGCCATAACTTCGTAATCTGGTATAGTCATAGCTAAAAACACCAACTCACCTTCTTGTTGCTCTATTCTTGCTAATTGATCTTCCCAGTTATCGGGTGTAACAGCTATCCATTGTAGCTCTTTAAGATCTATCTCTCTAGGCATGATTGGTTGCACAATCTTTTTCTCTAAAGGTTTGGCTGTTACTTGTATCTGTTTAGTTGGAAGTAGGCTGCAACTGCAAGCCACTATCAAGACCATCAATAGTGCTACTGATTTGCTCGATGTTTTCCATGATATGTTTTGTACCATTATTTATTTTCCTTTCCATTTCTACTGGGTCAGCCAATATTTTAGACGCTAATTCATAGTTTTGTATAAACTGCGTGTATCTGTTTAATTCTCTTTGCGCGGCTTGACTTTTAACACTTAGATCTTGCAGCTGTTGTGTCTGCAATTCAAAGTCTGCTTGTATTGATTTTATTGCCTCTTCTTGCGTTGCTACTGCGCCTTCCAAGACTGCATTGTTGGTTTGTAGTATTTGATTTTGACTATAGAAATAATAGGTAGCAAAACCAAGAACTAAAATTATACCTATGAATATCTGC